CGTTAGCACCAAGTAGCCAGTTAAGTATACCACCCTCTACCTCAGTGTAACCTACAATTACATTTACTTCAGGATAGAATACAGCAACTAACTTAGGTAATACTATGATAGCAAACACAGCAGACAGGGCTATGAGCCTACGTGTCCAAGCAAAGTGTTTGTCATTCTTACCAGCATTACGAGCCTCATCTACAGCACCCCTGTTGAACTCAGCTCTTTGTAATAGCATCTCGTTCTGTGCTTGTTTAGCTTTAATGCTTTGTCCCCATATGGACATGACCCCACCGAGAACGGTAGAGCCTAGCATTGTGATTAGTTCTAATGGTAATCCAAACATTTATTTAACCTCATTCCATTTTTTGGTAAACTTGTCGAAGTAATCTTTTCTATCTTTAAGACCATTAAAGCCACCGTTTACCACCTTTGTAACTCTTTCTGTATCCATAAAATCTGGAATTTGAGGTTTAACTTCTGTCTTCCAGAACCATAAAGATATTGCAGAAGCATTCTTTGGATCTTCAGCTAGGCTTGGGTTGTTTACTAGATCTAAGTTTAAGGCTTTTCCTGCTTTATTATAGTTAGATCTACCTGTCAACTGTATATAACCTCTCCCTTTGTACCTTACACCGTCACCTTGTTGAGTATTCCCTAAATCAGACCGACCCTCGTAGGCTGAACCAGAAGCATACTCTTTAGTTGTCTTAAAGCTATCTGACTCGTGTGCAACTTGAGACATGAACGATGCTAACTCTGCTCCTTTTAAACCTGCTTTTACAGCAGCATCTTTAACTGCATTAAAGTTTGTAATCTGTACATTAGAAAAGTTTTTAGTGAAGTTTTTAGGTACTATAAAGGTTACAGGATTTTTAGATGCCAAGGCTCTTGCTGTAGTAGGATCTACCTCACCTGTTATAGGTAAACCTGCTTCCTTTTGAAAGGTTTTTACTGCTTTTTCTGTTAAAGGTCCAAAGTCAGAATCAACACCCCTCATCTGACTATTATCTAGTGATACCCAGTTACCTATTTTATTCTTAGATAAACCAGTAGTACCTCCTCTACCTATATCATAGCCTAACTCAGCTAGTCTTAGTTGAGAATTAAATACTTCAATACCTTTACTACCTCTGGATATGGTATCCGTTTGATTATTTAGGTATTGAACAACCGCAGAACTCATAGCCTCTGGTCCTTCAAGATTTTCTACATCTGTTGTTTTAGAGACAGACATTTGAGATTGTTTAGGTGCAGACATAACTCCTACTTCACTGCCTTTTCTATCTTCAGTAGCTATAGTTTCTTGAACAACAGGTGGAAACTTTGCAGCCCTCTCTTCTTTTGTCAAAGACCTAGTAGCAGTTGAAGTCTCTCTAGCTTTCATTGCACTTTCTTTAGCCATCTCTTCTGTAGGTACACCAGTATCCTCAAAGATGTCACTCAAAGCCTCAAAGTCTATAGGTTCTTGAGTATCCTCAAAGACATCACTGTATTCTTCAAAGTTAAAATCAGCCATGTTACTTGTTTCTCTCTTTTCGTTTGGTTCTGATCTCACCATTAAGACCAATAAACAAGCCACCAATAGGAATCCTATCAAATTCAGCAGCTGTCCTTGGGGTGTCATAAGGGTTCTCCTTAGTACCTACCTCTGTGTCTTGTGAGCCTAAACCTGTTGTCCCTATCTCTGGAGCATTTACTTCCATGTTAGCATCTCTTTGAGAGATTACATCAACAGCTCTGTTTAAGTCACCTTGCTTTACAGCTTCACCAATAGTACTAACAGTAGTAGAGTCATCTCCTATAACTTCAGGTATAACATCTAAATCTACTTTAAGTTTGTTTGCCATGTCATTGAATTGTTTGAATCTTACAGGAATGTTCTTAACTTTATTAAGTTGTGGAACCATTCCTTTCCATAGAGAATTGTCCAGTATTTCTGTAGAAGCTAAGAATGTATTATAAGCTGCAGTATCTGGAGAAAGCTGTAGTCTATCTCTTATTCTATCTCTTGCTCTAAGACCATCGTTTATTAAAGCATTAGTATCACCACCGTAGTATCTATCTACTATAGCATTCAGTGACTGCATACCTTTGTTACTACCTGTAAACACAAAAGCACCTGTCTTACTGTTTAAACTAACATCAGGTATTGTTTGTACGTTACCTGCTGCTTGCACACCGTAACTAGCAGCTGATTTGTTTAAGGCTTTAGTCATCATAGCTCTCAAGACATTACCTTCTTCTTCATCTAAGCTATTTATAATCTTAATATTAGCATTAGAGAATAAGTTATCTAGAGATGCACCTGCTGGTTGGTTATCTAGTGTAGATAGAAGGTATGCTTGGTTTGCTATACTGGTATTAAAAGCACTTACCCCTTCAGGAATACTTGTTATCTGATCTGGCACTGATCCATATCCGTCTATTAACTTAGACTGAGCAGTAATTGTTTCTAATTTTTCTTCATTAGACATACCACTATACTTTTCTTCTAAAGATATAGGCATTGGTAAGTCTTCTACTGTACTAGCAACAGGTTTTTCTTCTGGACCTACACCTGTATACCATTCAGATATAGAAGGATCTAAGTCTAGACTTTCAAAAGATACAGTATTTTTAGAATACGTGGCTAATTCTTTAGTAGTCAAAGGTGCAATCTGAGCAGCTATTTTATTCATCATGTCAGGGCTGTTCATAGCTAAGATAGCTAAAGGATTATCTCTTGAAGTACTGAGTGCAATGTTAGCAGCAAAAGCCTTAGCTTGTGCAGTAGCATTCTCTAAGTCATACTTCTCTATTGTATCAAACATAGCTTCTATTGACTTTTTCTTTGTATCCATCTGCTCCCATAAATCAGCATTACGATTACCTGCTGGTTTACTGAAGGCTGTTTCAGATGTTAACATAGTATATGAAGCTCTTATTGTAGCTAACTCATTTAAATCAAAGTTACCTTGATCTATTTCTACTTTAAGTATAGCCTCTAGTGTACTAGAAACATTATCTAAAATCTGCATATTTCCAGAGAAACCTTTTGAGAAGTTTCTGTTACCCTGTATTACTGAGACTTGGGCTGCTGCAGTATTCTGCTGAAAAGTACCTATTGCTAATTGAGTAGCTTCTTCTATAGTAATTGGCTTACCTGCTTCTTTAGCTTCATCTAATTCTATTTGTATTAAACCAGATTTAGCAGCATTGCTCTGTTCATTAAATAGATTAGTAGCTATGTCTATAGGTTTATCAGCTTGTACAGGTACAGCAAATATATCTTCTCCAAACGTATTAGTTACAACAGATCTTTGTTGTTCATTTAAACCTAAGTTAGAGAGAGGTTTTGCATACTTCTGAGATACTGCATCAGATGACATACCACTTGCTAAATCAGTTTGAGCACTTCTAAGCAGATTATTAAACTCATCTCTATCTCTTTCTGTTTGTGTAGGACCTTTAACTGTAGTTTGTGGTCTAGTATTATATGCCTTTAACAAACCAGTGCCTAAGTTAAGAGCTGTGGTAGCATAACTAGCCTCAGCTACAGGTTTCTCAAAAGCTGATGCTCCTCGTATATCTTGTTCAGGTCTAAATGCCATTCTCTATTCTCCTTGAGCAGCTTTTGCTGTTAGTCGGGCAGCTTCAGATTGCCCTTCAGTTCTTTTTAACATGTCAGTTATAGTATTAATATTGAGTATACCAGATATAAGTTTGTTCTGATTTTCTTGTGAGAACCCACCATCATATATTAAGTCTAAAGCATCTTCATAGAGCTTCTCACCTTCTTTAATTTTATCTGGATCACCAGTTCTAATTAGTTCTAAGCCTTGATCAGCATACCTTTTTACTCTACTACGAGCATCTTTAAATTTAGAATCTTCTTTGTAAGATATATCTTCAGCATCGTAGTGGTTTAAAACTCTCATAGGAGTAGCACCAGCAATCATAGTAGTTATTAAAGGAAAGGTAATTTCTTCTTTTGAGAACTCACCAGCTACACCTCTACGTTTACTACGGTACTGGCCTGTTTCTATTAACTCAACAATTTTAGAGTACATATCTACAGACTTAACACCTCTAGTTAAAGTTTTAAAGTCTTCGTAAGCTACACTAAATCTTTTATTAATTAAACTATCAACAAGATCTCTAGTAGCCTTATAAGATTCTGTAAAGATCTGTACTGATGGTCCACCTACCACTTCAAGTAAAGGATCTTTACCAACTAATTCAGAGTACTGTCTAACTATTCCATTTAAAGGAGAGATACGAGTACCTAGGGAAACATCTGTACCTACAGCTTTTGATAATGCAAGATCAAACAGACCAAACTTTACACGGTTTAATATAGCTACAGCATTCTCATCTTCTGGATCTATACCTAAAGCAGCCATACCAGCAGTAAATTTAGGTGTTCCTCCCATACCTCTAAGGCCAAACAAGACAGTATTAGCTGCTGCTAATCTAGCTCTTTCAATCTTATTTAAATCTCTACCAATAAGTATATTATCAACATATCTTAAAGAATAAGACTGCCACTGAGTAGCTAAGGCAAGGATAGAGTTTTCTTGGTAACGTCCCTTTTGTCCAGATGTCATTCTAAAGGTAAGTGCTTGCTCTCTGTTTGATACGTACTGGATACCTTTCTGAGAGAATACACTTTTAGAAACTCCCTTAGCATTGTGCTCCATAACTGCTACGGCTGCTGCTGTAATACGTCCGTAAAGTTCACCACCTTTAAAAGGGGTAAGCCCTAACTCTAAGGCTTCGTTTACAACAGTTTTACTACTATTAATAGCAGCTCCACTACGTTCTAGAGTAGTTGCACCTATAATATCTCTACCCGATTCTCTTATATACCTAACAGTATCTGTTAACTCTTGCTTAGACATTAGTAAAGCACCACCATTTTCTTTCATGGTAGTCTCTATAATGTTTGCAATGTCTGCATCCGCAGCATTTCTAGTTTTAAAGAGAAGTGCTGCAATAATTGGTACATTAGGTGCAGCTTTTAAACCGTACTTAGGAGATATAGCTGTTATCTGAGCAACGTGAGATGCGTTAAGAACAAACTGATCTGGATTAGCTAAACCCATTTTCATATGAAAGACTAAAGCCCTTGCTTTACCTGTTGCTCCACTTATCCAATCTTCTGGTTTAGTTTTTATACCTTTACCAAAGAAAGCACTTTTATCATAGATAGCTTCAGCAAATCTTTGAGCATAAATTGTGTAAGCATCTGTACGTTCCATAAGACCTAGACGACTTTTAATAGCTCTTTGCTGTTGCATCATCTCAGCATCAAGTTTAGTATTATTACTTACCTTAGCCCTTCTAATAAAATCTTCAGGATTAAGAGGTACTTCCCCATCAAAGCTAACGTTACCTTGTCTTCTAGCTTTTTGTACCCAACCATTCAGAGCAGCTTGAGTAGCTTTGTAATGTGTGTATCTATAAGCCTCAGACTTAAACTGTTCTACTATATTCTTTATTGGGCTTTGGTTTACTGCTCGTCCACCACCGTATTCCATAAGAGGAGTATCCCCTCTTTTACGACTTACTCTCATAGACTGATATTGACCAGTAGTCATGCCAACACCCTCAGGTATAGCTTGTTCTACTTTAGAATCTCTTGCTTTAACTACAAACTTATTAATAAATGTTTCTTTGTGATCAAAAGCTACTCTCTTTAAGTCATCTAAATTAGTAATAGATGGGTTCCAAGAATTGTTCTTATTAATAACTGCATTTACTCTAGCTAAGTCATCACCTGTTAGAGCTAACTTGTTTATACCTTTTAGTCCTTGCAGTTTTATGAAGGGTAGAATTTCGTCTACAATATTATTTAATTGTTTAACTGCTGTATCAGCTTCTCTACGGCTAAAAGAACCTAACAGGGTTCTAAAACCACCTGTTACTTTTCTTCCACCAGCTAGTGTGTAATCGTATACTGTACCTATGAAGTGTCTCATAGTCTCGTTGTTACGTAGACCACCTACGTTGTAACCAAGTACATCTGTTTTTTCAGGTACTCTTGCACTTACTACATCTGTTACATGATCATAGAATATGCCATCTGATGCTTCAAATGGTTCATCTAGTTTATAGACAATTCTAGAACCTATCTGTGTGTTAGTTACAGGTCCACTTACTCTACTAAACACTATAACATCATCAGCTAATTGTTCTGCTACTTCAACAGCAAGAGTATCATATCCTTCTTCTACTGTTACTACTTTACCGTTACGTTGTGCAACTCTCTTTAGTATATCAGTAGCTGTAATATTCCATGATGCATTACTTAAATCTATTAAAGATCTATAACTTTCTAACTGTTTTTCTGAAGGTGTTCTACCATAGAAAGAAAAGAAGTCTGTTACAAACTCTTCAGTACTAGGAGCACCTCTTCTAACAGATAATCCAGTTTCTATGTCACCTAGTAAACCGTCTCGGTAACCTTTAAATATTGTGTTTACTTCTTCATACTCAGCCTTAGATAATCTAGCTACACTCTTAAAAGCTTCATTAGCAAACTTACCAGCTTTAGCTGCTATACCTTCAGCAACATTTATCATAAAGCCTAATCGTCCACCTAAGGCTGTTTGAGGGGCTGAGAAAATACCAGCTAGTCCTCTCTTTATAAAACCTTCTTGTAAGGCTACATCTTCTAATTCATCAGCTAAAGTTTTTGTGTTAACTCTTTCAGTGTACTCAAGTAAGTAACCTTTCTTGTTTACAGTGTAAGGTACACCGCCTTCTACATCTTTAAGACGTTCAACTGCTTCACCTTTTATATTGGTAACTCTCGGTGCTTCTACTACTTTATATGCTGGGTTATTCTTTACAGCTTTTAAGGCTTCTTCAGCAGTAGCAAATGAATCGCCAGTAACAGACTTACCTAGTGTAACAGTATACTTAAAGTTATCTGATCCCTCATCTATAAGTTTACTAAACTTAACAACTGCATTGTTAGAAGCTGAAGCTGTACGTATAGCTATCTTAGCTACAGCATTTTGTAGAACTTCAACACTAAAGGCTTTACCTGTTACAGGAGAACTCATAGCTTTTGATAGTTTATCAAACACCATTGAGTCAGTTGTGTTTGTTACCACTGTAGCTGCATGAGGTGCAGTTATAGGTAGTTGAGGACCTTGAAAGGGATTATAGCTACTTGGTCCAGCTTGACCTGCTGTACGAGAAGTTGCATCACCACTATTCATTCTAGCTACTACAGCTTTAGCACCTGACTTAGGACCTAGTATGTTTGTTATAGCTTCAGTAGGGCTTTTAGCTGACATAACCCTCTTTATTATTTCTCTTGTAGAGCCAGATATCTTACTTGCACCAGCAGCAGTTGCTCTAGCTGCTAAACCACCAACAGCTCTTGTTGTACCTAGTGTGGATATATCTGCAATAGCTAGTAACTGTTTAAATCCAGCATCTTCATCAACACCAAAGTTATCTACTAGTACCTGTAAGTCCTTTAGACTTTCATACTCTCTAATATTAAACAACCCTGAACCATCAGGGCTTGCTAACTTCTCATCCCAGTAAGCATCAAACTCTTCAGGAGGTAAAGAGAAAGTGTTTGCATATTCTACAGACTTAGCTTCATCTCTTTTTATACTATCTAAAACAATAGCTTGAAAAAGAAATCTTGGTACATCTAAAGTACCTGCAGCTAACCATTTAAAAGTAGAAGGGTCACTCTCTTCCATGTTCTTAACAATACGGTTAGACAACCTTTCATAGTTAGTAAGAAGACGTAAAGCTTCTGGGTTAACTGTCTCTTCATCTACTAACAACATACTGTTAAAGATAAACTCTCTAGGAGCTACAGCTTCTTGTAATCTTTTAGAGTAGTCTTTTACAAGTACGGAGGCTTCCTCTACTGAAGCACCTCCCTCATACAAAGTATCTAAGTATCCCTCTAAGTCAGGGTATTGTTTAGCTAAACTTTCATGGGATAGATCACCTGATGCTCTTGCATTAGCAATTTCTGTAGAGTCAACACCTAACAGTGTAGCTTGTTCGTCTACTTTAGCTATCTCGTTTAGAGCAGTAGGATCAATAGGTTTAGGACCTACATCTACTGGCTCCTCTAAGGGAGTGTTAGCATCTTCAAAAGTTGGAATCATATCCATTGTTGTTTATCCTGTTTAGTATAGAGTATTAGGATCTGCTGGTATTTTGCCTGTTTGTGTAGTAGTTGGTTTTTTAAAAGCCCCTTGATCCATACCAAACTGGAATGCTTGCATACCTAATCCACCTAAGGCTTGGTACTGAGAAGCTTGTAAACCATACTTAGATATCTGACCAGATATAGCTGATAGTTGTGTACCTGTCCCTAAGCCAGAGAATAAGTTAGAGGCAGCTCCACCTAGACCTCCAGATAATCCTGAACTATCTGCTGTACCAGTACCGGCTGCTGTAGCCTGTGCTCTAGCTGTTGCAAGCCTATTAGATCTTATTGCAGCTCTTCTCTGCCTACGTACTTGTACCTGCTGTGCTCTTTGTTGAGCTGCAGCTTGCATCTTTTGTGCTCTAGTTGAAGCTACGGCACTGCCTACACCTACGGTTAAACCTGCGAGTGCTATTGCTGTTGCTGTTGTTATAGCCATTTATATCTCCTTTAAATAAACTGACTCTGCTTTGCTATAACCCATTCGAGTATACAGAGAACTTAAATTACTAATACCTTCAATGTCACACATACCAATGTAATTTGCTCCACGATCTTTAGCCCACCTCTCAAAGTGTTTAACTAATTTTATAGAACTTACTGTACCCCTAAAGTCATTAGATACAAACCAAGCTAACTCAGAAGCAATTGTTTTATGAGACATGTAAAATTCAGTTAACAAACTAATTAAAGCCCCTTGTATCTCACCATCTACATCTATTACAAAAACACCCATGTTAGTATTTTGTATAGCTGATAGGACAAACTGTTCTGTTTTATCTTTGTCCCACTTGTGACTTTTAGGTGCTTCCCTTGAGAACTCTCTAGCTAAAACTAATATGTCAAATATATCTTCTTGGGTGGCTTCTCGTATTCTAGAATCTTGTGTTTTTAGCACCTATTACCTCGTAACCTACTAGGTGAAAGTCCTTACCTGCAGTACTTTCAAACCTTAGTTTCATTGATCTCCCTCTACCCCTTACTTTAGACTTGGTTACTACGGTGTCTGTAGGGTAATGAATAGAACCCAAATCATCTGGGTCTACAACTGGTACATTCTTTAGTTTGTAAATCTCTCTAGGTGTAGAGTTAGCCTTAGTTAAGTTCCAAGACACTGACATCTTACAGCTAGAAGGATTAATAAATTCATAACCTACACCATTATAAGTGTAACCATCTTCAGTTACTCTCATGTATGTTGTAACGTATGGAGCATTCTTAAATGTTGTCATGTCACCCATGAAGTCATAACCTGCTTCAGCAAAACTAGAGTAATCACCTGTACCCCAATCTAGGTAACTATCTCCTGAGAAGTGAGCAACAGTTAATTTACCATCTACACCACTCCTAACAAGTAACTTAATCTCACTGTCACCTTGTAAGAAATTTCTGTACATAGTGGATACTACAGTATCTGAACCGTTGACTACAGTATCAGCACCGTTTACAACTTGTGTCTCTGTAGCTGTAGAACCTAGACCACTAAAGTAAGAACTACCAATAATGTAGTGTCCTGCTGTACCATCAGATATTTTCCAAGGATAGAAGGCTTGTAAGTTAACATCAAGTATTAGTATACTATTATACTTGTAGTCTATGTCCTCTGTAGCATCAGGGTAAAACCAAAACACTTTCTGGTTTACTTCATCGTACTCAACAAAGACTTGAGCTTTCTTTTCGTTAGGTATCTTATTCCATAAAGTTTGTATAGTAGCTAAAGATATGTTTCTAGCTTCTGGTTGACCAGATGTTTCAGATGTTTGTATAGAGTATATGCCAGTTTTAGACCACCAGATAGGTGAGCTACCAGCTACAACAAAACTATTTTCATTTACTAGACCTACATCAGATATCTTAGAGATAGAAAACTCAGTAGCTCTAAAGACGTTATCAACACCAGAGATAGCCCAAACACCATTCTCAGCAAATATTAAGATAGAGGCTCCAAAGACGTGTAGCTTACGTATGTTGTGGGCTTCAGCTATCTTTACAACTCCACCATCAGTATCTAGTAAGTCAGAAATAGCTTCTGAAGTTGGGTCGTTTACTTGATAACAATGTCCTAGTTCTTCATTACTTTCTATTATCCTAGAGAAATAAATTTTACCACCATTTTTAGCTGAGTCAATACCTGAATAAAAAACCCTGCCACCAAAGGATGCAACAGTTCTAAATCTATTAAGTTCAGTCTCAACAGTTAAAGAAGTATAAACTCCACTATCCCAGTTGCTTGTAGAAGGTGTAAACTTTCTTTCTTTTTGAAAGATGTCTAGTATAAAATGGCCGTTAGCTGTTAACGTAGATCCTCTATAAACCTTTTTCCATTCAGATTCACTAAAGTTTCCGTCAGTGTTTTTACCTGAATACCAAGGATGAGTGAGGGGTGGATAACCATCACCACCATCTTTATAGTTAGTTAAAGCTGTGTGTCCGAACTCACCAACCCAACCACTGTTTGCTGTATCATAAGATCTTTCATTAGAAACAGTAGCTGCAAGTGTTCTTGAAGTATACTCATCCTCTAGTTCAGTAGAAGAACCTTGCCAATCAAAGTCTCTTTCCTTAAAAGAAATAATACTGTAAGTTATAGAAACTGTAACTAGATCATATTCTACACGAAGAGTTTTTATAGCTGGTGAAGCTATAATTAACATACCATTTATAGATGTAACTTGTATTTTTTCTTCAGCAGGGTTGTATGTATTATTAGCTGTGTATACTTGTAAAATGTTTGACAAGCCCCCAACTGCTATTTTTTGAGCAGACAAAGGGTCTTTTGATTTCTCATAGAAAGCTAGATCATTGCCTATTTGTACAACAAGAAACTCTAGGTTAGGCTGACCTGCAACATTATACCAAGTAGCTGTATGAAATACTGAACCTTCAGGTATAACTATACCGTCTGTAACTGCATTGTCTTCTAGAGTTACAGCCTTACGACGACGACGAGTACCGTCCCTCTCTAAGGAACAGTTTAGCTCATCTACAGAAGCATTCTCAGGAAATGTTAATTCACTAGCTTCCGTTATTAATCCACCAGTAAAAGTATTAACTTGTTTCTGTGTTAGGCTCTGTGGCATTTATAGTTTCCTTCTTGGCCCTTCGAGCCTTAAACCTATCATTAACAGCTTTACGAGGGGTTACCCTCTTAGTAGCTAAGTGTCTTTCAACTGCTGCTAGTGCTCCTGCTGGTCCTGTCCAAGATCCTTCTAGTTCACTAGGTACTTTAGCACCACTCTCGTATTTTACTTTGTATAGTTTGTAACCATCTTGTGGTTTGTAAACTACTAAATCTTTTTCAGTCTTATTACTTTTAATACTTATTTCTTGATTGTCTTCATCTCTAGTTAACTCAATGTCTACCATACTTATTCTTAGGCCTTCCTTTGTTTACCTTGTGCATGTCATTTTGTACATACACTTTCTGTCTTCGGGCTGCCTGTTCTATCTTAGGATCTGATCCTGCTTTAAATAAGGACATAGCAGTTGATTTAGATTCTGCTAAGAGTAATGGGAACATGACATCATCTACATCAGGGATAAAGGTATCAGAGAAAGAATCAAAGTTAGGGTACTTAGTACCATATGCTCTTGTCTTAGCTGATGTAAGAGTAGAATCAATAGTTGCATCATAAGAATCTAGTACTAAGTTTTCATCATCAAATGATGTATAGTAAGTAGGTTTTGCATCATTACGTATAAGTAAAACACTATCTGATGCTACATCATTAACCTGTAGTACATTAGAAGCAAGACTGTCTCTACCATCAGATAAACTAAAAAACTCATCTGGTGTTAGGTATGTTAGTCTTTCATACTCTACCCCACCTACCTTTTTAGAAACGTTATAGTCTAAGAACTCTATGTTCTTTACTCTACTGGGAAATGTAAAGTGAGTAGGTCTTACTGAACTAGAAAGAGATGTCAGCTTTATTGTTTGTGCATGTTCAGGTATTATACGAGTAGAGATTAAATTAAAGTAGGTGTTCTCTACTACCTTAGCAATCTGTTCAGCTTCGTTAGAATCAGAAATGCTGTTGATCTCCTCCGAATCCATATCGGATAAGATATTTTGTACCATTTCGAGAAGAGTCATTTTCATGTTATGCACTCATTCCTATAATAGAAACATAGATATTAGCATAGTCAACATCTACGTTATCTGCACTAGCTTTTGTTTTAATTTCTATGTAATCATTCTGTGCTAAAGCAGTTAAGCCAGTTACACTTATTGAACCCCAAGAACCAGAGGATATAGTACGTATAGCTCTAGAACCAACAATCTCTGTACCGTTCTTAAACAGTGCCCATTCAACATCTTTAGAACTTCCTGTACTTTGAGATGATGACATTGTAACATTTAACAATGCTGTAAGATTAGTAGCATCATTGTATTGGAATCTTAGGTTAGGGGATGTTACCACTGTAAACCCAGATACTATAGAAGCCGATATTGAAGGAGAAAGAAACTTCTCAGCAATGTCCGTATCTAAACTGTAAGCATAAGGGGAAGAGTGATTGAATGATGTAGCAGCACTTAGGTGTCTGTGGATTGGTTGCCATGTACCACTACCTAAACCATTAGCAATATAGGCTGAACCACTAGCAGCAGTGGCTGTACCTTTAGGTTCATGTAATGCACTACCAGTAAGGGATGAATGTTCTACGTTTGCCATTGTAAATAAGTCCTTAGTAGGGGAGACTTGTTAAGACTATTATACACATAAGTAAAATAGTTGTCAAGTGTTAAAGGGATAGAGGAGGAGATTTCTCCCCTCCCCTTGTATTTATGGCACTAAGCCATTGGCTTTGTAAGAACAGAAACCAAGTTCTCTGGACGGTACAGTTTAAGACCGTAACGTGCAGTAGTGACAAACTCTGTACGTTGGTGATCTTTGTTGTACTCAGTGTCCACATTTGGCATCTGTCTCCATGCACCAACAAATGGCTGCACTGCTTGGTCAGCAGAGAAGAACATGTTGTTGATTGCGTTAGCTGGAGCAGCTGAACCACTGATAGTTTCTGCAGACTTTGTAGCTAAGTAGTTAGATGTGTATACATCAAAACCGTAGATGTTAGCAATGAAAGACATACCAGATGCGATACCAGTGTTGACGATACCTTCCCAACGTGGGTTGTTTGATACACTTGTTAAGTTTGAAATTGTATTCATTTCAAATTCAACTGATGGATCAACAATAGCCACTAGGTTCTTCTGTGGTACTTTACCAGTTTTTAATGCACGAAGAGCTTTAGCAAAGTCTTCAACTGCAATTTTACCATCAGTACCTGAACCAATCATACGGTGAGCAACACCGTTAATAGTGTTAGGATCAGCAGCTGTTTGGTCTTGACCTAACTTCATGATGTCTGTCTCTAGACGTTCCATTAAGGCACGTTCTTGTAGAGGCACAAACTGAGACATGATCTGATTTGAGTAGTATACATCCTGCATCGCCTTGTTGGTGATGTAGTTACCAGCCTGTAAGTATTCAGTGATGGTGAATGTAAACTGTGCATCATCAATCGGATCGTATGTTACAGCAGCATCTTCAGTGTAGTCATTAACAGTTGCATCACCTAATGATGGGATCTTAAACGTGTCCCCATCTGGAAAGTCATTCAACCAATTTACGTATTTCATACCTTGCAGCTCATCCCGCAAGATCTCTTTTAATTCTGCACCCCATACTTCTGCTCTTTTTGCAAGAGCTAGAGTGCTTACTGTATTACCAGCCATAGTTCTATTCCTTTATCTATAAAATTTATCACCCAAACGTTCGGCATCAGCCATCATTGCACGTTGAGTAGATGGTTTGTAGTATTGTGTTGAGTTTTCTCTTCGAAGCTTTTGGTAGTAACCAAAGTCTTTTTCAGAGGATGCTTGCATTGTAGAACCTTCAGTGCGAATGCTCCCTTGAACAACTGGTGAGATACTCGGTGCTGACTTACCCATCAACTGCATAAACGCAGCAGGTGATTTAGCAGCCATACTTTGTAACTCATTCATTGGTAAACCTAGTTCAGAAGCTTTCTGTTTTACAGCAGAAGATGCTTCAGTCCCATAGGCTTTTTCAAGTTCCGATTCAACGATTGCAATGTTGTTCTTTGCAGAACTCTCTTGCTCTCGCCTCTTCAGGGTCTGTTCTACTAGGCTCTCAATGTTTGCTTCACTCGAACTAAACTGGGTATTAGCTGTATCCGAAGTGCCACTATTATTATTATTAGGATCAGGAAGTTCGGCTGTGGTTGCCGAGGCCATTTCTTCCATCTTAGCTGTAACTCCAAGTCTGTAGGCTTGTTTCTCTAGGTCATCTTTTAAAGCAGCATTCTCTTGTTTCATTTGCTCAATGAACTTATCTGCTTCTAGTTTTCCCTTTGCTAACGCCTCTACATCGTTAAATTTACGTCCGTCTCCTACAAGATCACCCAAGACTGAAGGGCTGGTCGGCTCCTCAAATGCTGATACTTGCTCACTCTGTGTTGCAGGGGTCACCTGATCCTCAGAAAATACACTCATTGTTATTCCTTATCTAAGTTAATTAGATCCAACACAGTGGTCACTGCTCTATTGAATCCATTTCGATCTGCCTGTTTATAAGCCCAAGAAGGGGAATCATAATCAGTTGCAGGGGTTGTATCCTTTAGCATAGGCTCTAGGATTTCTTTAAGGCGGTCTAATCCCTCTCTCTGGGATTGTAGTGTTTGTGCTACCGCCTCTTTATCTTTCTTTGTCTTACAGTCTTTGAACCAAGCTGCCTTCATTCAATAGGCTCCTCAGGAGCTTCACCAGTAACCATTTCTAGCTCTTGGCTACCCTCTTCTATTTTTTCTTCTTGATCAGCCTCATACTCGACCTGTGCCTCTGTGACAACCTTCTGAGTCTCTAGTTGTTCAGATACTGCTACGTTCTCACCAAACAGAGCTGGTTCACCTAACTCATCAGCTAACAATCTAGCAAACTCTTTGCCTGATAGATGTGATGCAACACTTGGGTCAGATGCTTTGATTTGGTACATAGTCGTTAAGTTCTGTACACGTTGTGCTCTTTCAGCAAAGTGTCTAGCACCCATTGGTACAATCTTACCGTTAGACTTAATGTCATCTCTTGTGATCTGTGTGAAGAAATACAAACCAGTATCTTCGTTTAGTACCTTAGCTGTATCTTCGTAGTCCATGTTACGTCTAGATACTTCCAACATAGCATTTAAGATTGGTTCTAAGAATACTCTCTCGAAGTGAGCAGTCTTGTGTTGGAATATTCTACCTGCTGCAGTCATAAGCTGGCTAACTTCAAAGGCTGTTTTCTCACCTGCACTACGGATACCCATAGCTTCTCTTGGTGCTCCAGCCATCATTTCCATCTTAGCTTCTAGGTTCTGTATTTGGAAGTCAGCATTCAATGCTGTACTGTCAGGTACTAAGTAACCTACATCCCCTTCATCTCCTAAGTATATACGAGCATTAGGTTCGAAGTCAAAGTCCTCTACGTCACCTCTTATCTTTAATACAGGATAAGCTATCTGATCAAATACATCTGCCTTGAGGTTCTCTAAGTGATCTATTCTGTACTGCATACCGACTAAGTTATCTAGTGGTCCCATGCTGTACAAGTTATCTGGTCTGTCTCTCCAACCTACATGGAAAATAGGATCTCTACCTAAGAAACTAGGGTTCTCCTCATTAGATAAAACGTAGGCTCTATCAACAATAGTTATAACTCTGTTGTTTAAGAACTCACCTTTCTGTGTATCGTATATGTCGCCGTAAAAGGTTAGTACCTCTACGTAGTCAGATTCGTAGTAGTCAGTTAAGTTAGAGAAACCATCAGCTACAAAACCTTCTGACTTATCTACATCTACCTCGTTACCTTTAGCTGATCCTCTATTGCCGAGCATCTTATCAAACACACCACTCATGTAGTCTTTGTCAGGTGATGTCTCAACCATACGTTGTACTTCACCTAAGGTTAGAATAGACCTAACAATCTTTGGTGTATCTGAGAACTCAGCTGCTACTGGGTTAAAACAGATATCGAAAGGTGAGATACGTACTAACTTAGGTCCTACGTAATTAACTACTCTGTCACCATCTTCGAAGTTAGTAACTTTTCTTTTGAAGTCAACAGTAGCAAAACAGTTACCGTACTGTATGTAGTCATTAATAAGTTTACTTGTTGTGTTAACAAAGTCAGATTGACTTAGTTTGTTTTCCATGTAAGCTTGTATAATGTCTCGTTTAATCTTAACATCTGATGCAGCATCTGTAGCTTCGAACCTGAACCATCTCTTCTGAGGAAACAATGCAGCAAAGTAGTTAGCATGTAGATTGTCAGCAATCTGTGTTAGCTTAGGTGTAGTTGTTGAGTTAGACCACGGTAACTTATTGTTACTTGTAGTACGAGTATCTGTAGCATAGATGTAGTTACGTAACTCTTTCCACTCTTCTATCTTTGAAGAACGAGAGCTATTCCATGAAGACCAACGGTTAGCTATTTCCACAGCTAGGGTATGAGGATCTATAATACTTTCAATGTCAATAGTAGTGCCAGCCATTTTAACTCCAAGTTCCTAGCTATGTGATAATTATATCACAGTGTGATAAATATGTCAACATTTAAAAAGCTACTCCACCAAACTTAGGGTGGAATACGACATTGTTGTCGGTTTTGTGTCTTCTAATTGTTGACATGCTTGGTTTAATTGCTACCTCAACGGCTGCAGCTAAACAGTCTTTGCAGTCATCATGTGCTGGATTGTAAGATACTAGCTCTTCTTCTAGTACTTGACAGTTACCACCACGGTAATGATACATTTGTAAGTTGTCATACCTTGGTTCAAGAGCAGCAGCTATTCGTTCTTCTTTAGAACCTTGATGACGGTTAGGTCTGTGCTCATCAATCTTTAAAGCTAGACCATTAGGTTTAATGTAGTTATCTTTTAGTTCCGTTACGATAGCTGATTGAGCTGCTGTACATTCAGCTCGTAGCTTTCTGAAGTCCCATCTATTAAGTAAGTCTAAGATGTGTCTGAAGTACTCAGAGATCTTATCTGTCTTAAATCTATCAATGTCTAATACGTATACATTGTTTTCGTAGTCAACACCTATAACAACAATAGCTGTGTAGTCAGCTCGTTTACTTACACTGTATGCAAAGTCAACTGCTGCACTAACATTTAACTTCCTACCTTGATACTGCCACTGACCATTATCTCTACCTAAATGTTTACGATCATAGTACTGGAACTTCTCATAGGCTATAGGTTGAGTATCTGGATCTGTTGGATCGTTGTAGTACTGTGCTCTGAACTGTACCCTGTCTAGGTACTGACCTCTCTTCTTAGCTAAGATCTTAATGTCAAAGCCAAAGTACTTACCATCTTTACGGAGTTGTCTAGGCCAAAGGAAATCACCTGTCCCATCTCCTCCATCCTCTACTGCTCTTTCTAGTATCTCATAGATGTTTTCTTTACCTACAAGTTCACCCTTGTCTGAGTATATATCTTCTTCCATACCCATCAGGTCAGAGTACAAGTCCTTAGGGTGATACCGAGTACCTACCACCCATTCCTTAGCTTCACTACCCTCAATAGATGATAGGAGTGAATACTGTGACTTAACTTTGTTTCGTCCTTCACCAGTGTAAGCATTCTCGAAAACAACTACATCATCGAGTACAGCAATGTCGCAGTGCATCCCTGTAAGTGAAGTAGTAAGACCACCAGTAAAAATAGACGGATCACGTATTGCTTCTTTCTTTCTGTCAGGATGGTCTAAAGCAATCTCTGAAGTAGTCCACTTCTCTCGTTTACTTTCATCTTTGTTTAAGTGTTCAGGCCAATACTTTTGGTGTATGTCTGATTCAAATATATTCTTAATAAACGAGAGCTGTTTCTGTGCTAAGTTAGATGTAGCTGATATGTATAGAATCCTTAGGGTTGGGTTCTTAGTTAACTCCCAAGCTACTCTATAAGCTACCATAGCTGACTTACCGTGGTCACGAGGAAACAAGAGAAGCTGGTGTGTCTTAGCATCTTGCCTAGTCCACCACTTACAAACATCCTCGTGACAGTTTCCTAGTACACGTTGAGGTGCAACTAACTTAATGAATGTAACAAGACTACGTTCAGCAGCTTCTCTTATTTCTGTGAGTGTTGCCATACTTATGCAGTTAAATTCTCAAAGTTAGTATTTAAAACATCGGTAGAATTAAAACCAGATGCTAATGTAGTTACCGTAGGTTTTTTAGCCATTTATTCTACTTTCTTTTTATGACGGTAGTGCGTAAACAATTACGTTGAAGTCCTCGTCTGTAGTTCCACCACTAGATATAATTCTTGTATCAACATTAAAAGCTGTAGTACTTTGAGTATTTACAGCCTGTGTTCTTGAAGTAGATCCTGATGCACACTGACAGAAAACCATGTAGTCAACTGAACTTCTAGCACTCGAAAATGTAAACGTGTAGTTACCTGTACCTGTTCTAGCCATACTTGAAAAGCCTGTACTAAAGTCAACTGTAAGAGGATTGGTTGTAGCATTACTAACTCTAGCATATGCAATTATTTCTAAGGCGGGTGCTGGAATACCTGTCAGGTTAGAACCATCACCAGTATAGCTAGTAGCATTCACTGTGCCTGTTACGGCAATGCCTGTTGCTGTTGTTTCTAATTTCTTTGAGTTGTCGTGGTAAAGAGATACAGAACTATTACCTGCTGCTACAATCATTTTTTCTTCAGCTGGTGATATTAATTCAATAGTACCACCACCCCTTAGA